TAACCATCAGGTTGTCGACTCGGAAAATTCTATAATATTGGTTAGTCTTAGCAGCAGCAAGACCGTCCGCAGGAGCATCTCCAACGAATGGGTTAGACGCCATACCATAACGAGTCTTAAACCCGATACGTGGTTGGAAGTCATTCTCGCCAACGGCGCGGACCATTTGCAGAGGAACGTATGGGCAGTAGAAAACACCTGCGTCATATGGGTTAGTTCCCTTGTAACCAACAGTTACATAGTCAGCAACAGCATAAGGATCGATGTAGACCTTGATGCGACCGTTCAGAACACCAGCAAAAGTGTTACCAGTGTCATCTACTTGCAACTGAGTTGACAGAGCAGGAGCGTAGTCCAGAGTACCAGAGGCAACAAGAGCAGTCGCTACGTCAGAAGAACAGATAACGATGTTACCCTTCCCGCGACGAGTTTCTTTTGCGATTGCGTTGCACTCGCGATCCAGTTGAACCAGCAGACCTTTGAACTTCTCAACAGACCAACGACCATCAGCGTCCGTAGACAGGTCGAAGATTCCAGGAGTGGTGCAGTTTGCAGTTTGAGCACCAGTCTTTGCTTGACTGTTGATAGTACGGATAACCTCACGGTTGATCTCAGCAAGAATCTCTACTGACAAGATGTTAGCGAGTTCTGCTTCAGCGTCCAGACCGTGGATTGCCTTCAGGTCTTGAGCAAGTTCGATGGTGTATTCTGCTTTCAACGCACGAGACTTGGCAGTTACAGTTGCCTTCTCGATTGTGAAACCCATCTCGCCCCACTCTTTACCAGTGTTGCCAAGTGCTTCTGCTTCTTGCGTAGGCATGCCGATACCGAAGTCGTCAACACGGCGGTTAGCGTCAAGACTGCTGTCAGCAGCGAGTCCGTCAAGACCAGAAGGTCCGCCAGCGTGAGGTGCGCCCTGTGAAGAGTCACCAGAGTAGGCAGTTTCTGCTTCTTGGAACAATGCTTCTGAGTCAGGACCAGTTCCGTGGTGTGCTTGCATACCACCTGAACCGTCTTTCTCGCCTTCATAGCGTGACTTCATGGCGAAGATCAGACCAGTAGGACCAGACATTGGTTGTACACCACAAACGTCGTATGCCATAAGGTTAGGCATAGCACGTCGAACGAGACTAATCAGAACGGGGTTCCAGTTATCTACGTTGCCAGTGTTGTTAGCAGCAGTTTCCATAAGGAAAGACTGTTGACTGCCTTCAGCAATCATCGCCTTCTCTTGGTTCTCAAGAACAGCAGCAGTTACGTTACGACGATGTCGCTCTTCGATCTTGCCTGCAGTTTCTTCGTTAAGTACTGGACTCCACTTTTGGACCAGTGATTCGTAGTTAAGTTCCATTTAATATCTCCTTAAAACTTATTTGGGTTGAGTGTTTCGAATAGCAGTCAGGTATCGTTCCATATGAGGAGCAACTTCTTCGGTCATGCCTTCAACGGCACTCTGATCAAGTTGATCTTCTTCTACTTCTTCAGATACGACAGACTGAGTGAAGAATGATTCTTTGACAGTTGCTACACTGCCACGGAATTGCTCTTCGTCTTCAAAGTCTATAGACGCAACCATTTGCTCAAACTTCTCTGCTTGAGTGTCAGCGAGATCAACAACAGACTCAGCAATAATTGCTTGTCGTTGCAGAGTTTCGATTGACTCGCTCATAGCGATAGCATCGGCAGTTGTCTTGTTGAGTGCTTCTTCGAGTTCTTCAACTTGATCGGCAAGGTCGTCGACGAGGTCAACTTTGGAATCTGGCACGGCGATATAAGATTCAACAAACAGGTCTTTCATACCTGTCATGAAGTTCTCTGCAATCTCAGTACGCAGACCATTGTGGATGGCGACTTTGTTATCTTCCATCCACTGCTCAACAACATAGTTTAGGTAGGAATCAACTTTCTCAACGAGTTCTGAACGATGAGACTCAATCTCTTCATCCAGTTTCTCTTGATAGGCAGATTCGATTCTCTCTACTTCTTCTGACAGTTTGCTCTTCAGAGTTGCCTCGAAGATCACGGCAGTTTTTGCCTTAAACTCATCGCTGAGAGTGGCTTCAGACTCGACTAACGCATCCAGTTGTGATTGGTGATCTTCGACAACGTCGAAAGAATCATCATCCAGATCTACGGATTCGCCCATTAATGAAGAATAGGTATCAGAAAGATCTTCTTTCGTCATACCATTCAAACGACCGTACATTGCGTTAATCATACCTGCCTTTGTTTTAGGAAGTACAGATTCCATTTTCTCTTTTGCTTTGTTGGACAGTTCTGATTTCTCGCTGTTCTTCTTGTCACCCTTACGTGCTGGTGCCTGTTTAGTAGCATCAGCTGCTTTGTCTACAGACGCAACAGACTGTGCTTCAGCGTTCTTCATATCGTGCCCTTCCTCCACGGAAATTTCACTCTCAGCGTGGAGTTCTGGATTTGTTTCCATATCCATATTATACTCCTTTTAGAAGGTTCTCTTAATTGATGAGAGGAAATTTTTGTACTCTCTAACCTGTGACTCATAAGAGTACACGTTAGGAGTTGCGATTTCAGTCTCTTGTTCTTCACATATCTCTTGAGCAATAAGATGTCCATTATCCCAGACCCAGTCTACGCCTTCCATGATGCCATTAACAAATGCTCCTGGCGCTGAAGGGTCTTGCACGATGTCAACCGTGCTGAGGATAAAGTCATCTTTAACATACGCGGCACCGCCACGTTGCTCAAGACTACCCATTCCACGAGTTGAGACACCAAGGTTGACACCACCTTCAAGGAGACCTTTTACGATCTTACCCATTGGAGTATCTAATATTGATGCCTTTCCGACCACATCATTGCCTTCGAAATGAAGGTCAGTGATGAGGTGCGAAACTTTATCGAGGTTGACTGTTGGACCTTCAGGGTGGTTCAACTCGCCTACTGCTCGATTCTTTGATACTTGCTCATCAACGTACTTTGCTACTGCGTTCTCCATAATCTTTCGAGGATAAACGCGACCGTTGCGATTCTTTTGCTCTGCTTGAGCAAAGACCCCTTCGATCATGTAGGACTTCTCGCCATTCTTTTTCTGTTCAACAATACATTGAACATTATTTTCGTTAAACTCAGCGATCAGTTTCATGTAAGTTCCTTTATGGCAGTATCGATTGACTTTTTTGCATCCCTCGCATTACGAAACTTGTCGAGGTAATCACCATCGATGTAGGCATGGTAACCCCGAGAGTCTT